CGCTCAAAATCGCCTTGTGCCGCTCCAGTTTGTTGATAAATAAGAGCTTGTGCTGCCAAAACTTTTTGCTGCGGCGTTAAAGCTTCTTTAGTGGTTTTAATAATTCCCAATGACAATGCGGATTGTCTTAATGAGGCATCATCTAACAAAACGCCATAAGCTCTTAAAGGCTCTGCCTCACCTCGCAAAGCTGAACCAATAGCATTGATTGCTTGCTCTGGTGTAGTGTTGTTAAATGAGGCTAAATCTGAGGCCAATTTTACAAAGTCGGTCGAAAATTTGCCTAAATCTTTTCCGCTTAATCCAGCCGATTTTCCAAATGTTGCGAATGTGGCAGCTGCATCCAATGCCTGTTGCTTTGTCTGACCAAGCGAGGTGGCTGCTCCATCGGCAAATTTTTCAATGTCTTTAGCTGTGTCACCAAATAAAACACCCACTTTTGAAACTGTCTCTGATAAATCAGATGCGGCTTTGACGGCATCAACGCCAATTTTTATAGCCATTGCTCCAGCCGCGGCTGCAACAGCTGCAAATGCCAATGCAGCCTTTTTACTAAAATCTCCTATTTTGCCAGCAAATCCATCAACATCTTTTGATCCAGTCGTAAGCGACTTTTTTAATTCATCTACATCAGCCAAAATTGAGAGCTTGAGCGTTCTACTTTGACCAGCCATTACCACTCCTTCAAAATCTTAGTAAATGCATTTTCCCACTCTGCAATGATATGTGGCTGTTCGGCGCGCAAGGTTGGATAAATAAAATATCCAGCCGATCCACCGCGCGTACCACGGCCAGACCACACCGGAAATTGTTTATATTTATTTGAGCCAAATTCATAACCGCCCCAAAGCTGCTGAGTAGTACCGCCGCCGCTAAATTTTTGAGACACAAAGCCAAATGACAATTCGCCAATCTTAGATGATTTGCTCACGCGTGAGCCTTGTGCAATGCGTGATGCGGCTTTATTTGGCCTGCCACTAGCTGAGGCAATAATTTTGGATTGGACATAAGTGGCTAAGCCATTCGAAACGCCTTTGGCTTGTTCAACAGCTTTTTCATCCATTGCTTTGAAAGCTTTGACAATGCCGCGTAAATCGCTCTTATCATAGCTAATTGGATCAGTTGCCATCTCGAATCCTTAGTATCTCAAAAGCGGTTAAAATATCTTCAGGTGTTTGAAACTCTGATCGTGACAATCCTGTGTAAATAGCCAATTCCCAAATCGTCCGGTTTATTGATCCGGATTCATAGCTTTTGGGTTTTGGGTTTCTCCCATGTTAATGTCAGTCACAGTTTCGCACCACACCTCAAATGGCTTGACAGTTTTGCCTGCTGCCTCGCGCTTCATTGCGTGATACGCCAAAAACATCAAATCTGCAATGCCTAATTTCTCAGACACCTGTTGAATTGTGTTTCCGGTTTTCTGTTCCCATTTCATCCATTCCGGTGGTAGCGCGGTATATGTCGCGCTATCCCCCGAAACAAATTCGATTGTGATTGGTAGTTTCATGCTCCCGAGCTCCTTTTTATAGTGTTGGTGTTGTCACACAGGTAAATGCTAGTGAGACAGTCTGTGCATCTGGTGCTGTGCCTCCAGCTGATGGGAAAATTGGCTGCACATCAAAATTGAATGTCGATCCTGATGCAGCTGTAAAAACAACCGCCAATGGTGTGTTTGGTGCTGTGTCTGCCGCTGTCCATAGCGCGTTGCATAGTGATCCACCTGCTGGCCAGTCGGCAAGCATTTCAACGGCAAACGATCCTTGCGAATCAGTCGTAAAATACGCCTTGCCATCGAGTGTTTGATATGTATTGATTGTGGAATCAATAGTCAGTGTTGCTGAGGTGGCCTGAGCATCATAAGTATCACCAGCAATGGTGAAAGTGATGTCTCTGCCGGTGACGATTGTTGTTGGCATGATTTCTCCTTAGTTGGTGTAATAGGTGCTGACTTGTAAATCGGCTGTAAGGTATTTACCTGCACCGACTTCCAATGGTTGAGGTTGATTGACATTGCCGACTTCATAACCAGATGGCATTGTGCTGATGATGTCAATCATTAGTTGTTCAAGGTTGTCCAAAGCTGCTGCGTTGTTCATATATGCAACAACACCAGTCACAGTCAGATTGATTTTGACTTTAGTTGTTGCGCCATTGATTAAAACGCTTTCGAGATAAGGTGCATCCGGGATTAAACAAATACTTGGAGATGTCATTGCCTCTGGAATGCCGTTATACACATTGGCTGCAATTGTTGAAAGTGCAGTTTGCAATGGTGTGCGGATGTCTGCCTCAATTGTCATTGGCACATTGCCTCAACATCCAAAAATGGGCCTAAGAGGCCAACGACTCTATTTGTCAAGCTGCGACCGAGCACAAATGGTGATGGCTGAAAATTGTCTGCCATAATTTGATTGCCGGGAGCTGTAATGCTCTGAAAAATCTCGACCGATACGACCAAAATTGCGTTCTCGATTGGCGGTGTGCTGGCATACAGCTGTGCAGCTGATGATCCGCTCAATGTAGCCAATGCGCTTGGAATAAATGGCAATGGGTATGTGCGATTCGCGGCAGCTGTGGCCGCTGTAAATGTAAATGGCTCAATACGATCATCGGTGACTGTGTAAGTGCCATTGTAGGTTCCGGCCCCGGTAACAATGACAGATTGCCCCGGCACAAAATAATTCGGCCGGATAGTTGTGAAATAAATGACGGCATTATCCACATTGGCAAATGTCACCGATGATTGGTATTGCGTAAGTAAAGGCAAAATCGTTTGCTCAGCGGAATCTATAAAAGAATCTAGCTGTGCATCAGAATATAAAGAAACCGAGACACCAAGAATGGATCGTAGCTGTGAGGCTGTGACTATTGCTGGCATCTCGGTTCCTTTCGTGTCAGTAGCGTTCGGGAGCGACCGCTACCGATTTTGATTTTTTAGTTATCAGGTCTGGTTCCATGCTGCGCCAAATGGAATTTTTGGAGCAATTGCTGCATAGCCATAGTAAAGAATGTCAATGGTTCCATCGCTTTGGATTGCTGTGCGCAATGTAAAGCGTGGTGACTCATACCATGTCCAAGCATCTGGATTCACAACAACCATTGAGAAATCTCCGGTTGATGTTGTTGGGCCAGCGTTGCCAATTGAGCGAGAAACAAAGAGATTAAGACCCGGTGAAACTACACCGCGCAATGAATCGCCTCTCACATTACCTGCTGCATTTGATGGTTGCGCTGCGTTGTATAGCGGTGCGCCATTATCGTTGTAGCCCATGATGTTTGTCCATTGTCCAGGAGAGACAACAATGTTGCGAGCAAAGCCAAGTGATGATGAATAAACAGCACCAGCAGCAGCTGATGTGTAACCCAAGAAACCTGTTGCTGTGTTTGCATTAACACCTGTTTGCTGACCTGCACCAGCAATTGTGCCAACAGCAAATTCATCAGTTACTTTTGCATAAGCAAACTCAAGATTTTGCAAAAGAGCTGTTAGATATTCTGGACGGCTGCGATCAATGAGTTCGACTGTTGAGATTGCGCGGCCTTTAAAGCTTTGAACAGGTACGCTCAAGAATGTTGCTGATAGTGATGATTCTGTAACAGCTGCATTTTCTGCAACATTTGCCACAGTAGGCACGGCAGTTACGCGTGGAATTTCAAAAGTCATGCCTTCGCCAACAAGCGTTTCACGGCTTAGCGCATCAATCATTCCGCGATCAGCGTTTGCCAATGCATTAACAACCTGTGTGCTTTGTGGTGTTGGAATCATGCCCGGTGCTGTGCCTGTTGTGTTATCTGCTGCCTTTACATATTGGCGTGAATCCTCATCGTGCAGAATTGTTGCCTTTAGATAATGCTCAAGATAAGAAACCTTGTTTGTGATTGGTGATCGTGGTGCTGTGTAGTAAGCAGGTCGTGATGCCTGCACAGCCTCAGCTGGAGCCTCTACCGGTTCAACGGCAGGAGCGGTGTTTTCGGTAGTGTTATCCACTTTGTCTCCTTCATTTGGGTTTGTGTTATCTGCAACTGTTTCAGTTTCAGAATCTTCTGATGCTGCTACCTCTGAAACGCGTGCAGATCGCACGGCTGGTTCGGTAACAAGTGCCACGCCTTTGAGCTGGCCATTCAAAACTTTCATAGTGCCATCTTTTTGCATTTCATAATTATCAACGGCCAGTTCAATGCTGAAACCATCGCGCAATCCATCCATGGCTTCAACCAATGCATCCGTGCCAGCTGTTGTGTTGGCAATTTTAAAAGTCGCTGTCATTTCTTTGTCATTGACACTCATGGCAATGCTCTTGCCAATTCTGCGTGTGTTGTCGTGCTCAAGGTTTAAAAAAACATCTTGAGGCACAATTGATCCACGGGCGAAAGTGACTTTGCCTGTGCTGGCATTTGCTTGCTCATTGAATGCAACTATGCGCCCGGTGATTGTTCTTGAGTCCGAATCAGCTGCCGTGATTTCCATGGGTGTTGTTAACTTCATGAGATCATATCCTCCATTTGTCTAATTTCATCGGTAGTGATTGCTTCGATGTCGAACAAAATCTTGTAAATTTCTGCACGCTCTT